TTGTGCGATGAGGTTGACCGCTACCCGCCATCTGCCGGATCTGAGGGGTCGCCGATCCTATTGGCCAGAAAACGGTCGGCCACGTTTCACAATCGCAAAATGGTTATGGTTAGCACGCCGACCAATAAAGGCGCGTCAATGATTGAGAGCCAGTATGAAGAAAGCGACAAGCGGCAGTATTTCGTGCCGTGTGAAGATTGTGGCACAGTGCAGACGCTGAAATGGTCAAACGTCAAATGGGATAAAGACAAGCCAGAAACCGCATATTATGCTTGTGATAGTTGTGGATCGGTTTGGGATGATGCAAAGCGCAACAGATCAGTCAGAAAAGGCGAATGGGTTGCCACTGCTGATTTTACCGGCGTGGCTGGTTTCCACATCACGGGGCTTTATTCGCCTTGGACAATGCTGGCAGATGCAGTGCGCGATTTTCTAATAGCTAAAAAGGCACCAGATACGCTGCGGGTCTTTGTAAATACATTTTTAGCTGAAACTTGGGAAGACGCTGGCGAAACGGTCGGTGACATCCGCTTTGATGACCGCGAAGAAGAGTTTGGTGCAAACATACCGGATGACATCGTTGTCATAACGGCTGGCATAGACGTGCAGGATGACCGGCTGGAATTGGAATTGGTCGGCTGGGGGCGTGATGAGGAAAGCTGGTCGCTGGATTACAAAACGCTGTATGGCGACCCGTCAACGCCGCATCTGTGGAATGATCTGGATAACATCTTAAAAGCCAGCTACACGACCGAAAGCGGTCGTCAGCTTGGCATCCGCGCCGCGTGCGTTGATAGCGGCGGTCATTACACGCAAGCTGTTTACAACTTTGTCAGACCGCGTGAAGGCAGACGCATATTTGCGATTAAAGGTATGGCCGGAGAACAGCGACCGCTAGTCGGCAGACCGTCAAAAAACAACATTGGCAAGATCAAGTTATTCACTGTCGGCACTTTTCCGATCAAGGAGTTGATATTTTCGCGTCTTAAGATACAATCGGAAGGTGCGGGCTATTGTCATTTTCCGGCGGGGCGTTCTGACGAATACTATCAGCAGTTGGCTAATAGTGAAAAAATCGTCACAAAATATCAAAAAGGCTTTCCGCGCCGCGAATTTGTAAAGACAAGAACACGCAATGAAGCACTTGATTGCCGCGTTTATGCTTATGCTGCGTTGTGTATCTTGTCGCTGAATATTAACGCTGTTGCCGATAGGGTGGTAAATGCGCCGGAACCAGAAACAGAACCGCAACCGCAACAGCCAAATCCACTTGCCCGCCGACCACGGCAAGGCGGCTTTGTCAATTCTTGGCGGTAACTAATGGCAAATCTTTTTGATGTAAATAACGCGCCAAGCACAGAACCACTGCAATTTGCTATCGGTGATTTTGTGCAATGGAAGCGCGAAGATATTGTTGGCGATTATCCAACTGCAACACATAGCGCAACGTGGATCGCTAGACTAGCCAGTGGCACTAACACTGAAATAACCGTCAACGCAACCGAAACAAGCACATATTATCTTTTTACAATAGCCAGCGCAGATAGTGCATCGTTTAGTGAAGGTCACTATCACTGGCAGCTAGAAATCACCGAAACATCATCTGGCAATCGGATTATCATCGATACCGGCACGCTGGATATACACTATGACTTAGATAACAATGTTGATCCGCGTAGCCACGCACAGATAATGATCGACAAGATTGAAAGTATTTTGCAAGGCAAGGCAGATGCAGACGTTGCCAGCTACAGCATCAATGGCAGGTCACTGACAAAGATGTCATTTGAAGATTTGATTTCAGCGCGTGATTTTTATCGCAAAGAATATGCAAAAGAATTGCAGAAAGAACGCGCCGCGCAGGGTGATCACACTGGCGCGACTGTGCTAGTGAGGTTTTAACAATGGGCGTTTTTGATTTCTTCAAAGCAAAATCGAAGCCACGCAAGATGGCCAGAGCATACCACGGGGCAGATACCGGCAGATTATTTAGCGATTTCATCAGCAGCAGCCGGTCAGCCGATAGCGAGATCAAGCCGTCACTGCGTATTCTGCGGGACAGATGCCGCGAAATCAGCCGTAATCACCCATATGCCAAGCGTTATTTGCAGATAATGACAACAAACGTGGTCGGCGCGAACGGCATCCGCATACAGGTGCGAAAGCGCAACGATGACGGATCGCTTGACAGTGTTGGCAACCGGATCATTGAACAAGCGTGGCAACAGTGGGGTCGCACCGGCTTTTGCACAGTTGACGGGCGTATTTCGTGGAACCAAGCACAACGGCTGTTTCTGGAAACACTTGCACGCGATGGCGAAGTGCTTATCCAAAAAATCAAGAACCCTGCTGGCAACCCGTTTGGCTTTTCACTGAAATTTCTGGAAGCTGATTATCTCGATGAAGGCTATGATGCGCGGCTGAACAATGGTAATGAGGTGCGGATGGGTGTCGAATTAGACAAGCGCACCGGCAAGCCGTTGAACTATTATCTTTTTGAAGATCACCCGCATCACGATCAAGGCTATGGCAGTAAGACAAAACGCCATCACAAGATTGTATCAGCCGATCAAATCATTCACTGTTATATGCAAGAACGCGCCGGTCAAACACGCGGCGCACCGTGGATGTCAAACGTGTTGTCACGGCTAAAAATGCTGGACGGTTATGAAGAAGCCACGCTGGTAAATGCGCGGGTAGCCGCGTCAAAGATGGGCTTTTTCACCAGCCCCGAAGGTGATGGCTTTATTGGTGATGATTACGACAATCACGCACCGATAATGGACGCCAGCCCCGGCACGTTTTCCCAGTTGCCGGTCGGAATGGATTTTAAAGCATTTGACCCATCAAGCGGCACCGAAAGTTTCGATGAATTTGAAAAAGCCATATTGCGCGGCATAGCGTCAGGGCTTGGCGTCAGCTATGTCTCATTAGCAAATAATCTTGAAGGTGTCAGCTATTCATCGATCCGGCAAGGCACCATCGAAGATCGTGATCATTTCAAGATGATCCAACAGTTTATGATTGATCAGTTTATTGACCCGATATATCGCGCTTGGCTAGAAATGGCCATCACAGTTGGCCGCATCAATCTGCCAATGGGCAAATATGATCTGTTTGCCGATCAGGTGATATACCGGCCACGCGGTTTTGCTTGGGTCGATCCGGCCAAAGAGATCAACGCCAGCGTCACTGCACTGAACAACGGCATCGTCAGCTTACAAGATGTTCACAGCCAGTATGGTCGTGACACTGAAGAGATCTTTGAACAGATCAATCGTGAAAGCGAACTGGCCGACCGTTATGGCATTGATACAGCGTTTCAGCCATTTGGCACCAAGTTACCGGCACAGCCATCAATCGATGTAGGGCGTGAAGACGATGGCGAAATATAAAGGCGTTGAAATCAACTTGAAGCCGACCGAAGGTATGGCCGCTGAAGCGCGTAAATTCAAGAAATGGCGCGAAGAAGGTGAACAAGGTGGCACAGCGGTTGCGGTCGCGCGTGCAAACCAATTAGTAAATCGGCAAGAATTGTCTGCCGATACAGTGCGCCGGATGCACAGCTTTTTTAGTCGGCACGAGGTTGACAAGCAAGCTGAAGGGTTCAGCGCGGGTGAAGATGGATACCCGTCAAAAGGTCGCGTTGCTTGGGCGGCGTGGGGCGGTGACGCCGGACAAACTTGGGCAAGGGCAAAGGACGCTATGTTAGATCGTATTGATGAAGGTGAACGCGCTGCACCAGATGCGCTTTCGGTCGGTGATTTTGTGTCGTGGGGGTCATCCGGCGGCACTGCACGCGGTGAAATAGAACGCATTGAGCGTGATGGATCGATCAATGTGCCTGATAGTGATTTTACGATTAACGGCACGCCAGATGATCCGGCAGCGTTGATCCGGATATATCAAAGCACAGATGAAGGCTATGAAGGCACCGACCGGCTGGTTGGTCACAAGTTTAGCACATTGACCAAGATCAGTGCTTTGAGGTATCTTGATGGCGGAGATAAAGCAATGGACAGACATATACAAAACATCACAGAAACCGATGAAACGGTGACAATCACGTTTGGCAAATCAGACGCACCTGTCACTGAGACAACCGGCTATGATGAAGATGATGAAATGGAACGCTTTGATCGTGGCGAGTTAGTATTTCGCGCCGCTGCTGGTGAAATGGTTGATGAAGATGACCGCCGCGTGCGTATGTCACTGTCATCCGAAGAGCCAGTTGAACGGTCATTTGGTTATGAGGTTTTGCGGCACAACCGCGAAGCTGTGGATTTGTCACGGATGAACAGCGGCCACGCACCGTTGCTGCTTGATCACGATATGACAAAACAGATTGGCGTTGTCGAACGCACTTATCTTGATGAAGCTGACCGGAGACTGCGGGCAGTTGTGCGCTTTGGAAAAAGTGCGCTTGCAAGAGAAGTGTATGATGATGTCAAAGACGGTATCCGATCCAATGTGTCTATTGGCTATCAGATACGTCAGATGGAAGATAAGAGGGCAGACGGGACGGTCGGCATCTCTTCGTGGATTCCATATGAAGCAAGCATTGTGAGCGTGCCAGCCGATGCCGGTGTGGGCGTTAATCGCAGTGCTAATGTTGAACCAGTGATTAGAGAAAAGGATGACAAAATGTCTGAAGTAAATCACGATGAAATCCGCGAAGCAGCCGCTGAAGCAGCCAAGCGCGATTTTCAAAAGAATGCCAGCGAGATCATCAATCTTGCTGTTAAACACAATCGGCGTGACCTAGCTGACAAAGCTATCGGTGAAGGTCAGTCTGTTGCACACTTCCGCGCAACATTGCTTGACGCCATT